ATGTCGATACATCTGCAAGTCTCATCAAGATTCGCAATGCGTTCATGAACTCGCTCGACAAGCGCAGTGCAAGTCGTCTCTTCTTGAATCGGTTCGCAGATGTGATTGCGAATCCGAATACGAAGTAATCAAAAAATTAATAAATGAAATTGGAGATGAGTAACCCTCATCTCCTTTTTTATTTTTTGTTGATAGTACCCCCTCCCCAACAAAAAAAGAAAAGGGAGTCTTTCGACTCCCTAATCTTCTCCCTTATTCCTCGACCATGGTAAAGTTTATTTATAAAAATTAATTATTCCATGGTAATTTTTTGTTTACCCAATTCCATAAAGGAACACCTACCAATGCTCCTGCTGTAAATACAACCAGAGTATAAAAAATAGTTCCGAGTGTGCTTGAGAATAATAGTTCCATATAAACCTCCATGGTTATATATAAGATGGGCGAATGAAAAAAGATAAGTGCTTTGCCAGAAACCTTAGAGCAATACTGAATGCCGAAGATTCAGCAGAGTTAATTCGCACTCCACCTTTTCTAGAATATCTTAAATTTGAGTCACGAAAGCGGAAATTAGATCCTGCTTTATTTTTCACACACCCAGAAAAATTCATAAAAGCAATCTATAAAAAACACTAGTGCCGCAGGGCTTTCGCTACCTTATGGGACTAGGGGGGGATCAACGGGTATGATCCCCCCAATTTTTATAAATACAGATATGAAAGACTTTAAGCAAATCTTATCTGAAACTATTCGTAAATCTGGAGATGAGTATACAATACTCAGCAAAAAAGGTAAGAAACTTGGAAAGTATAAAAGCAAAGAAGCAGCAATGAAAAGACTAAGACAAATAGAATGGTTCAAGAGGCATAAATGAAAACATTTAAAACATATTTGGAAGAAAGAAAATTGGCAACACTTGCAGCACTTGGTCTTGCTGGAGCAGCGATGGCAGCACCTCCAAAACCAGAAGCAACACAGGTAATGGTTGACCAGATGAAAGAGAAAGAAGGTTTCAGACCAAAGGCAGAAATCGATAAGGATGTAAAGGGTCAACAAAGAGTCGTGGTTGGTTATGGAACAACTGACACATACCCAGATACTGGAAAACCAATTAAAATTGGTGATACAATAACACCAGAACAAGGTGAACAACAAATAAAAGCGTTTTTCAATAAAATGACACCACAACTTGAAAAGATTCCAGACTGGGATAATATGGATGCTGGAAAACAAGCAGCAATTATGAGTTTTGCTTATAATGTTGGACCTGGTTTCTATAAGTCAAAAGGATTTGAAACAATTTCTGGGCATCTCGAAAGAAAAGAATGGGATAAAGTTCCAGACGCATTAAAACTATACAACAAAGCAGGAGGAAGAGTTCTTGGTGGTCTTGTAAAAAGAAGAGAAGAAGAAGGAAAGATGTGGTCGGAAGGACTTCCAACACAAACTAAAAAACAAGAAGCACCAAAGACAGAACCAGCTGCACAAAAACCAACAGGTGACTACGAAGTAAAATCCGGTGATACACTCAGTGATATTGCAAAAAGACATGGTAAGAGTTTGCAAGATATAATAAAAACAAATCCACAGATCAAAGATCCAAATACAATCAAACCCGGTCAAAAAGTAAAAGTTAATTAATATGCATAAAGAAGTATTTCAATCTCTACACGAATCAATCAGGAAAAGAAATACTCCGGATCATTATGTTATTGATTCATCTCCCAGAAGGGATGTAATTCATCGTGGATATTTAAGAGGAGATGTTGAGTTTCCTATGAGATATGATTTTATTCCTGATGGTTCTACATATAAAAATTCAGGAAGACATGTATATCACTTTAGAGATGGCAATATTTCTGGTGTTATAGAAATTATGCACACATATTCACCAACAAGTGATGGACATGAGACTACTAGTGTGCTTTCTTTTGAAAAATTAAGTGGATCTCTTCCAGAAATAAACATTCATAGACTTTTAATTCCAACTCTTAATCACCATATCAAATCACACGATCCGGATATTATCAAATTTTCAGATGGAATTCCATTCCCCGATGACATGATAAGTAGACTTGGATCTAAATTTGATAATTTTAAAAATACAATGGTAAAGAAAAAAATAGATCCAAAAATTACCCGAATATTATCTCACATCAAAAATAAACTAAATACTACTAAGGAGAATTAATATGCCATTAGGAGGACAAGATCCATTTATATCTGGACCAAAGAGATCTTTCGAAAGATCGATGTCTGATAAACAACGAATTCGAAGTGGTGAATTTGGAAGAGTAGATCCTAATTATTCTCCAACACAAAGATCAAGAGAAAGAACAATTGGTCTTAAAAGAGAAATATTATCTGGTCAAAAATTTGCAGGAAATGCCAGAGAAAATTACGCAAGAACAAATCAAAAATCAATTCAAGGTTTTATGGAAAGAATGATTAGACAAAGGGGTCAATAATATGCCAGTATATGGATTTATTTGTGATGGTTGTGAACACTCGTTTGACGAATTATTAAGTATAGAGGAAAGAGATAATCCACTTTCTAAAAAATGTCCAAAGTGCAATAAAAAGAAAGTAAGAAGATCATATGATTCTTTTTCACAACCAATTGGTTCTGATACCACACTTACACCAAACAAAGCAACTGGTGGAAGATGGAATGAACTTATGGGTAGAATGAAAAAGGGATTAGCTAAAAGATATCACGAAAATCTAGACACCGCTACAAGTAGAAATGGAAGATACTGGAAAGGCTAACATGCTCAGAAAAATATACGAAAGTCAACTTAAAAACTCATATAAAAAAATAAATGAGACTGTGAAAAGACTTCCATCTTCAGGTGGAAAATTGCAATCTGCTCAAGACGCTGCTGATCTTGCGAGTCTTGGACTCGCAGCAGGAGCATTGGGAACAGCAGCAACTGGAATTGGTTTACCAGCATCTCCATTCTTGGAAATAGGATCAAGCGGAATAGATTTAGCAAATGCAGCTACATATGGTGGAAGAGCAGTTGGTTCTTTTGCTTCTGGTGATTATGGAACAGGAATGCAGCATTTAGGATCTGCTGGTTTGAGAGCAGCAGCAGCAATACCATATGTCGGTGATGTTGCACAACCAGTTGCAGCGACATCAGCAGCAACAAGATTGGGCCCAAAGGCAGCTGAACTTGGACTAGGGATGATGGCAAAAGGATCAAAGGCGGGTCCAACTTTGAGAACGGGTGAAAGTGTGGCAGATATTGCAGCACAACTAATGAAAAGAAGATCTGCACAAAAAGCAGGAACACAATCAACAGAACTTGCAGTCAAGGAAGTTCCTTGGGCTAAAAGAATTCCAAGATCGGGAGAACCAATAGGAACACAATCTCCTGTGTCTGGAACAAAATCAATTGTTAGATCAGGTTTAGAAAAAGCAGGAAGATATGGTCCACCAGCAGTCATTGCAGCAGAATTAGCAAGAAGAGCAATTCAACCAGAAAATGAAGCAGAGATTCCAGAATACAAAGGAATTCCATCAAGTGCAAATGTAGCACAACTTCCAGTTGGTAAATTTGATCCCGGACAAGTTAGTTCTTATGGAAAATCGATTGGTAAAGGATCTCAAGATATTGATGACAGATTTACCACTCCACATTTCTATAGAACACCTGTTTCCATGGCAACTTTATTCCGCAGACCAGTAACTGAAGAAAATGTATCATCTTCAGAAAAAGAATCACCACTTTATTCTAAAGTTAAAAAATATGTCTCACATTATCTAAAATCTCAAAGTGGTCAATTGTTGAAGAAAAGATTAGAAGAAATTGGCGAAAAGAACAAATTAGAAACAAAAAAAGATAGTTGACTGAAAAATTAAAGATGTTACAATATGGTTGTGATTGGAAATTTTAAACATAATCTATATCAGTTTCCAGAAATAGAAATTGAACAAAAAGAAATAAACGGACTTCGGGTGTATTCAACACCCGAAGGTATTTTTCCTTCTGTAACCACCGTTGTAGGATACGAAAAACAAAAACAATTTGCCGAATGGAGAAAAAAGAATTCTAAAGAATCACAAAGAGTTTGTGATCGTGGTACTGCTCTTCATTCCAAGATAGAATCTTATCTATTAAACGAAGAAATTATAATGAACAATGATGATGAACTATTCAACCTAATAAAAAAGGAAGTAGATAACATTAATAATGTTCGTGCATGTGAGCAAATGTTGTGGGGTAAACTAACTGGTCTTGCTGGTAGAGTAGATTGTATCGCAGAATACAAAGGTGAGTTGTCGGTAATTGACTTTAAAGCAAGTACATATCCAAAGAAAAAGGTAGATATAGAAAATTACTTTTGCCAAGCAGCAGCGTATTCTTTGCTATGGCAGGAAAGAACTGGAGAATCAGTTCCACATATTGTCATTTTGATTGCAAATGAGCAGGGGTTTGTACAAGTCTACAAAGAAAAGGTAATCAACTATATAGATTCTCTAAAGAAATCTATTGATACATATAAAAAAGAGGTAAATTTCGATGGCATTATCATTTAATGATGTTAACAGAAGAAATAGTTTTACATGGATAAAGTGCAACGATGATGCAAAATCAGTGTTTTTTCGAAATACCTTTGTAGCAAAATATGGTGGAGAGTTTGTAAAAAATGGTAGATATTGGGAATGGAAACCAAAGCAAGAGGAAATGATTGAACTAAATCAATCAATTATAGAAGAACCAGTTTCAGAAAACGAACCCTCAAAGACTTGGTCATTTAAAAATCCAAATGGTGATATTGTAAAAACTCAAAATTTACAAGAATTTTGCAAAGAAAATAATTTAACAAGATCCAGTCTCTACGAAGTAATTTCTGGCAAAAGACAGAACCATAAAGGGTATTCTTTTATAGAAATAACCAAAGAATAACTAAAAACCCACCGAAAGGTGGGTTTTTTTATGTTATAAATATTCAATATGGAAAAAGATCATATTATTATTACTTGGGGACGATTTCAACCACCTACATCTGGTCATCATGCAATGGTGCAGACGGTAAAAGATTTGGCAGATAAGCATGGTGCTCATCATGCAGTATTTACATTTCAGAAACATGGAGATGAAAAAAATCCACTACCTCCAGATGTAAAAGAAAAGTGGATGAGGGTGATTCTTGGTACTGACAATGTGTTCCAACATGAGGATATTAAAACTCCAGGTGATGTATTTCAATTATTACATGACAAGGGATATAAGAAAATAACTGTCGTTGCTGGTGGTGCAAGAGCACAGGAATACGAAGATCAATTTACAAAATATTTTGGACAAAAAACAACAAGCAAAAAAACAGGAAGAGTTTTAGATCTGACGAATATTCATCGTGATAATTTTAAAGTACACGCAATAGAAAGAGATGCAGATTCCGATCAAGGAGAAGTTGGTATAGAGTCCCACATGATTGATCCAAGAACAAACAAAATGCGCTTGCCTTTTGTTTCTGGATCAAGAATGAGAGAAGCAGCAGTAAACGACAGTATTCATGCCTTTATGTCTATGCTTCCTTCACATGTCACCATTGAGCAAGGAAAAGCTTTGCAAAAAGACTTAAAGTCTTTTGGAAAAAAGAACAAATTACAAGAGGAAGTTTCGGTAAAGACAAGAATAAAACTCAGCAGAGCAGCAAGAAGAACCGCACCAAGAAGAAAAATAGTAAGAAGAATGAGAGAGAAGAGAAGAAAGAATCTTCCTCAATTAAAGAAAAGAGCGGTAAGTTTAATTCGAAATGCTCTTCGCGAAAGAGTATTCAAAGGAAACTGGAAAAATCTTCCACTCTCATCAAGAGCAAATATAGACAAACAAATAAACAGAAATCCAAAGTTGATAACAACTATGGTAAGAAAAATTCTTCCAAAGGTAATGAAGGGAGAATCAGAAAGATTAAAAAATCTCAGTAAAAAGAATTTGAAGGAATCTATGAATCCAGTATTAAATAACTTTTTCTCCAATTATATAAGTGAAGCAAAAACTCCAAGGAGAGCACCAAAGACCGGAGAAGAGAAATTAAAAAGAAAAACACAAAACAGAAATAATCAACGAACACATAGATCCCGTGAAAGTAATGCAATCAAATCTGGCGATGTCAAAAATAAGGTAATGGTTGTCAAGAACAATAAAACGGGAAGAATTGAAATTATCGATAAAGATTCATATGATAAATCTGTACACGAAATTAAAGTAGATGCAAAAAATGCAACAGTAGGTGCAGTACAAAAGTTTTTAAACGACAAAGCATTCGCAAATACAGACACATCAATTGCACTATTTGGTAAAGTCGCCAAGGGTGCTGGTGGTGCTAAAGAAGGTAAAACTAAAAAATCAGAAAAACCAAAAGCAAAATCAGAGAAAAAAGAAAAAGAAAAAGGTCCATCAAAGGAACAAAAATCAGCGCAAAAGCAGATGATGCCACAAGAACCAGGTGAATGGGATCTTGAACAAGGAACTATTGAACCAAAAAGAAAACAATCAAAGAATTGTTCTTTACCAACATCACATGATGCAAAAATAGTAGAACCAGCAATGGCAGTGTTTGCAAATGCTGCCAATGGTATCGACTTCAAGAAACAAGTTGAAATGGGATTAGTAGATGAAGGTGTAATGAAGGCAATTCTCAAAAGTCCCCACAAGTCACTCCATGAATCTGCACAGAGAATGGGTAATGCTTTAGTCAATCACTATGGTCAACGAGTTTACTTTAAAGTTGTAGGAAGTAAATTAGAAGATGTGAAGTTGAGCAAAAAAGCAGAAGAAGGTGGATTGACAAATAAGACATCAAAGGCAGATGTTCATATTTTCAGCGCAGACACCAATGAACTTATAGACACTGCATCTGTAAAATGTGGTGCGTCACAGGCATCATCAGGAAACTGGCAAGATTCAACAGTTGGTCTACAATGGACACTAGACAATGCCAACAACTTTGGAATATCATTGCCCAAATATGTAGTAAAAGAAGTCGAAGATCTCATATCATTCATCTCCGATCCAAATGAATATGCTGGAAATGAAGTAACTGCAAGAGGTCCGACTAATTTGTATAAGGCACGCGGAGCATTTGCTGGACAAGATCCAACATTTACAAAGAAAGAAAAAGCAAATAAAACTCTTACCGAAAAAATGAACAAATTGTTCAAAAAATCACCAGAGGTGTTAGCACTATATGCGCTCACACAAATGACTGGGTTCCACAAATTTGAAGAAAATAGTACAGCAATTGCAAGAAGCATGATTGCTGTAAGTCATGATGGAACACAAGTTAAAATAGGACAAATAGATTTAGATCTTGCCAAGAAATTAAAAATTGATGTCGCATCAAGAATAAAGTCATCATCTGCTGCATCGAAAGCACAAGAATTAGAATGGGACAATCTTCAAGAACAAGCAAAAAAGAGTGGTAAAACACTAACAGATGCTGATGATTTTAGACCATACGGATATAGAAATACAATTCGTACCGTAATCAATGAAGTTGATTTGAGAACACTAAAAGAAAATAAATCTCCACTAACTTCAATGAGTGGTATTTCTATTTTTAAAATGTTAACTGAAAATAACAAGAAAGATTCTGAATTTTATAATGTTGGTATGAGTCCAGAAGAGGTAGAACAAAATTTAAAAGATCTTAAAGAGATATCAAAAGAAGATCCAATGCAAGTTTTTCAAATAGTAAACTCGGCGTTTGATTATGATGATATCTCTCCAAAAGTAGACTTCCTAGATCTTCTCCCAACCGAAGGATACACAGTAAATAGAGTTTATGTCAATGGTAAAGAATTTAGAATTCCAGTTGAAATGCCATACGATTACCCAGTTCCAGGAATGCAAGTTCCACAAGTTTCACTGGAAGAACAAAATTTATTCGAAAGAAATTATCGTAAAGAATATGATAATTACCATTCAAAACCAGAACAAAGAAAGAATCGTTCTAAGAGAGTCCTTGCTCGCAGACTCATGATGAAACTTGGTAGAGTTAAGAAGGGTGATGGTAAAGATGTTGACCACAAAGATGGTAATCCAAGAAACAATGGAAAGCATAATCTAAGAGTCAGATCTAAATCTGAGAATAGAGCAGACAATGATTAATAAACAAATAATTGAAAAGTGGACTCAAAAATACAAGAAATCTATTGATTGTTCAAATCCAAAAGGTTTCAGTCAACGAGCACATTGCCAAGGTCGTAAAAAGAAATTACATGAAGATCTTCGAAGATGGTTCAAAGAAAAGTGGACTGCACAAGACGGATCTGAATGTGGTGATTATAAAGGTCGTGGTCGTGTAAAGTGTCGTCCATCTCGTCGTGTTTCTGAAAAGAGTCCACAGACTTGGGGTGAAATGTCCAAAGAGGAAAAGAAAAAGGCAGTAAGAAAAAAGCAAGAAGCACATCGTAAAGGAAAGCAATGGAGTTCACACAAGACTGGAAAGACTTGGGATGGACCAAAGAATAAATATAAGCCTGGAAAGAAAAAAATGGACTTCAGAGGATTACAAGAAATGAAAGAATACATCAAACAACTATTTCTAGAGCGTAGAAAAAACAAAGATTGTGGATGTGATGAACTCACAGAAGCAAAAGAAAAGAAACCATATAAAGGTTTCAAGAAAGGAAAGAATCATCCAGAGGGTGGTCTTTCACGCGCCGAAGCCAAACGCCAAGGAATTCATGCTGGTATAGAAACCAAGGATGAAGCAAAGCGCAAGGGTGGTTTTGGTAAACTTTCTGGTAAGACACAAAAGCGTAGAAAATCATTCTGTGCTCGTATGTGTGGAATGAAGAGAAGAAGAACTAGCTCAAAGACAGCAAGAGATCCAAAGAGCAAGATCAATGCTGCTCTTCGCGTCTGGGGTTGTCGTTGTGGAACAAATGAGTCATATGAAAATAATGACAATATCATTTCGGAAAATTATCTCACAGAGGCAAACAAACCAACAAACACAAAACTTTGGTCAAAAGCAAAAGCACTTGCTAGAAGAAAATTTAAAGTTTATCCATCAGCATATGCAAATGCATGGGCTTCTAAATGGTACAAGAAACACGGTGGTGGATGGAGAAAAACCGTCTCTGAGGAAGTGGTAAATGCAGAGCATAAGGGAACTATGACTGCAAAAGAAATAAAAAGAAGAGATGAAATCGCAAAAACTGCAAAAAATATAGTTGCAATTAAACCCGGAGATACAGATAAGAATGCCAGATTCCGATACGCAACTTACATAGTCCTTAATCGTAGAAAGAAAGAAGGAAAAGGTAAGAAGGAAGAGACTGACAAAAAGAAGAAGACAAAGAAAAAGTCTAAATAACTAAAGAGGGTAATATGAAAAACTTAAACGAATTCACAACAGGATATCCAGTTTCATACGCTAACAGTCAATCTCAAGAATATCAAGGAGTCTTAGGACCAATTGATGCAGAGACTGTACAGGGAAATGATAGATTCAATGTAAAGACTCCAGAAGGTCTACATAGACTGAATGCTTTCATTAATCACTTCTTTAGAAGAACTACCCTGAATCCACATTACGACTTAACACATTTAAAATCTAGACTTAATCATTTAAATTTAGATTTTAAAATAGATGCAACCAAACCACTAAATCCTGGAATGAATACATTCAAGGTAACTAAAGGCGAAGTTTTTGGTGTTACACCAACAACAGACTTAAGTCAAGGATTTGATAAGGGATCTGATCTACCAGAATATTTGTTGGATGTAAATGTATTGAAGACTGAAGATGGATTCAAACTTGAAGGTAAACTAAGACCACATGACGGAATGACAGAAACTCCAGTCATGGAAGAGGGATTCAAACAAATGATGAAAGACAAAGAAAAAAGAAATAAGAGAATCAAACTTGTTAAAGAACTTTGGGATAAAAGAGTCAATGAGCAAATGGAAAGAAGAAATGCTGAAAATGTCAAAGATCTAACAGGCGAGACAAAAAAAGAAATGCGTAAGGATAAGAAGAAGATAGAAACTCAGCTAAAATCAGTCAAAAGATAATATTATGTTATGAAAGAAAAACTGTGTCCAAATAATTTTGTTTTATATGCAATGAAGATGTACAGCAATCCACACTGCACTGGAGTGGATGAATTCAAAGAAGATATAACAAGAATAAAGTACATAAAAAGATTGCTAATCAAGTATAAACGAAATGGTGAATTGAAAGACAGATTGATACTGAATCATGTGATAATTCTTCAAAATTTATTTGGAGCAGAAGCATGTGCAAGAATTTTATTCTATAAAATACCAAGAGATTTGCATTCTTATTTGAAAGCATTTTTGGAATATTTACAATATCTTCCATATGAAATACCAGAAGTCGATTTAAATTCGATAAATTCTGACCATAGAATAGTTAAAATATTACAAAGGATAAAATAATGGGAAAAGGTGCTTCTCCTACGATACAAACAACTGGTCACATGACCCATGTCGGTGACTGGGCGATATATGGAGATCCCACTCTTCCATTAAGACACCTTGAAGCGGTTCATAACTTTCTACGAGGAAAACAACAAGAAGGTCACAGTGTATCTTTGAAAGCAGATGGTGGAGTCAGTGTTTTGTTTGGAAGAAAATCTGATGGTAGACATTTTGTTTCATACAAGAGTGGAAAGAATCAATTTCATACACCAGAAGAAATTGATGCAGCACAAGTTCCTTACGGAGAAGACATCAAACAATTACTCAGTCGTGTACAAGAAATGCCATTAAAAAAAGGTCATGTGTTTCAAGGAGATATGTTGTGGGCAGATTCATCTGAAAATGACAAAGGAATGATAAGACCGAATACAATAAAATATTCGAATATGCCAAATACTGCACTCGGTATTGCGGTACATGGACAATATAAAATCAAAAATGATGGTTCTATTCAAAAAGTTTCAAGCACTCCAGATTTAAAACAAACACAACATCCAGATGTTCATATTCCAGATCTACAATTAGAAGAAAGACATATACCACTCTCAGCAAAAAGAAACAAAGCGATAAAAACTTCTATGATACGAGCAAAGAGTGCTCTTACACCAGAAGTATCTGAATATGCAAGAAGTATTCCACAAGATAAAGATATTCATAAATTTCTACAAGAATATTTGAATGAAGTTGTCGCGACAACCGGAAAAAGAAGCGTAGAAAGTCTTAGAACTTATATTCGCTCTCCATTAAGAAGAATACAAACATCAAAAGCATACATGGATAAACCCACTCAGAGAAATTTATCAGATAAACGCAGAAATTCACTGTTGGAAAAATTAACAACACATATAGATCAAAACGAACAAAACTTACATAATCTTTTTCAACACATGACTCACATATCGGATGCTAAACATCACATTCTTGATGCTCTGGCAGAAAGACAATCTAGTCATAGCATAACTCCACATCGTGAAAATGAACACGAAGGAATTGTATCTGCTCTTGGTGTTCCTGGTAAAGATGAAACTTTGGCAAAACTTACAAGGGAGGGACCGATGGGATTCAGCGCAAGAAATAGAGCAAGAGGTGTCGAAAGAGGTTTCTATGGTCCTGTCCAAGAAGAAATGATGACCGCAAGCAGCGGTGGTGTTTCTGGAATGGGATATAATCTTGGTGGTCCACCACCAGATGATGTAAAAATAACACCACGCGCACAAAAAGAATATACAGATGCAAATATAAAAGCTCCTCCGGTTCAACCCATGGGAATAAATGCTTTGATCAAAAAAGCCATTTATAGAAAATTGGGAAGACTGAATGTTGGAAGAGAAGCATATTAATGAGTAAAAATAAAAATAAAAAAGGTAACGAAGCCGAAGAATATTTTTTATGCACTCATGTAAATAGCGATGGATACCAGTTTGAACTTCTTTTAACAAAAAGAGAGTTTGACATTGGAGTTGAAAGAGCAATTAAAAATCCAGAAGATATCCCAGACATGTTTATAGTTTTACAAGGAGTAAAAAAATGCCTACTGAACTAATATCTCTCATAGGAGGATCTGCTGCTGGATTTATTTTCAGATACATGGCAGAAAAACGCCAAGCAGAACAAGAAAATTTTAAAAGACTTCTCGAAGCAAACGATAGAACTAATAGAAATCAAAACGAAGCAGTAAAAAGAGTTCCAATTGATGCTGGAAAGGCAGTAAGACAAATAATTGTTCTTGCAATACTATTCGGGACCATTATCGCTCCATTTGTTCTTCCATTCTTTGGCATTCCTACCGTCGTAGAAGTCATTGAGACGCATCCTGAGTTTCTGTTTGGCTTGATCCCAGAAACCAAAGAAACGGTCTTCCAATCAGTTTCTGGATATCTATTCACTCAAGAAAATAGACAGATTCTACTTTCAATTGTAGGATTCTATTTTGGTAGTGCAACCGCAGGAAACAAAACATGAAAAAAATACTCTTATCTCTTTGTCTTTTGTTTGCCCCAGTAGCAAAAGCTGAGACAATTATGATACCAGTTCAAGATTTGTTATATGAAATACCAAATTTTGAAGCACCAAAATTTAATTTTAATGCAGCATTGGAATATTCAAATATAATAGGTGATTTGAAGAAATCAAAAAGGGAAAGAAAAGAAGCAGAGAATAAACTCATAAATCTACTATATGAACTTTATCCAGATGCGACTTCTATAAAAATATATCGCGGAACTTTAATTATAAGGATTGACTAATGAAAAAGAATCTTTTGGCAATATTTCTAAGTTTAATGTTTTTATTATCTGGGTGTAGACCGACCTTATCTGTTAACTCTCCAATGATGGAAAAGGCACCAGATGTAATTATTAAACCAACAAAAACAATAATATCTAAAGAAACGGTAGGTGAACTACCAAAAAATACATGGATTAAAACAGATCCACAAGAAAAAGTTGAAGTTAAATTGGAAGAGGATACTGTTGTTACCTTAATTCAGCCAATAATAACTCCCATTCCAGAAATTATATCAACACCGAAAATTGAAGATGAATCAATAAAAAATGAAAGCACATTAAATCCCCCAAAAGTATCAACTCTGGAGAAACCAGTGCAAATCATTCTTCCAAAGAATACACCTGTAATTCTTCCAGAGAACACATATTTACAGACATCCGATCAGGCAAAAGTAATAATGGAAGCTCAGACAGAAGTAACTCTTCCAATAGGAACAGAAATTTCTATAACCAAAGTGAATTGGTACGCAATTCTGTTTTACTTAGTAGTGGTCTTGGGGTTGGCTTATTATTATTTACAAGGAAAAACAGAAGACAAAGACGGGGACGGATTTATTGATGAATCAGATAAAAAAGAAAATAAAGAAGAAACTAAGACTTAATCTGATCATGTAATATTTTACAAATATAATAACAATCGACAATATCTGTTACAGGACTCCCAACGAGTGTTTTGTTGGGAGTTATTATTTCCTGCAAGTTTATTCCAGTTTCACTTAGAAAGGAATCAACCATTAGTTGTTTATCTGCATTTCCTTTTCCTGTTGCAATCTTTTTAACCTTTGTTGGTTCGATAATTTCTACAGGAATGGATGCTTCGTATAATTTGTATTTTAATATGCCTGTATTTTCTGCAATATGAAATATTCTACCAGTGGCATTGTATGCATACCCCTCTAAGGCGACCATATCAGAACCAACACACACTCGCATTACCCAATCAGATATGGAATCATATCGCTCACACTCTTCGTCATATGGTCGAAACAATTCTCCATAAATATTATTTAAGAATAGAGTTGCATATTTTTTGGTATCTGTGAGAAAGTAAAAGTTGCAATTTTTGAAAGAAAAGTCACCTTTTTCTGTATCAAATACACAGATGGCGGGTCCATTTAAAGAATAATCAATCCCAGAAATTATCATTGATATAAATATATATACCAAATCAGGGAGACAATATGAACGGATACAAACCAAACTATTTCAATAAAAATTTATTAGAATCAATGAAAGATTCATTGAAAAATGTTGTTCTAGGAGAAGGTTACGGGGAACCCAATTTAGGAATAATGGGTGCGCCAGGAGATTTTAGTAAAGTTTCTGATCTTCAACTTCAAAATAGAATGAGACAATATAAAAGAGGGGGTCTTTTTGCTCCAAAAGACATAAAACAACCAAAGGAATACGAAGAGGCAAGAGCAGAATTAGAAAGAAGACAGGCTGCTAAAGCAGCACCAAGTGATGTTGCAGTTCCTGGATTACGGGGTGGATTGCCACAAATGGCAGATGCTGATATTCCAGGAATGGTTGATCAAAAAACTGGTGCTGGTTTTAATGTTCGTATGGACCAATTACCATCAGAAAATCAAGCAGAAATAATGCAACAAACGACTACAGGTCCACAAGCAAAAAGAACTGGAGCTGCATTTAGTGTAAGACCAGAAAGACTTCCATATCAAGCAAAAGAAGAGGTGCTTTCTGCTTCTAGAACTCCAGCTGCTCTTCGCCAAGCAGATGCATCAATTGCTAGAGCAATCGAATCTGGTATTAATCCAAATACACCAGGAGTTATACCAGTCAGATCGGCAGGAAGTGCTCCTGCTCCAATGCCAGGAACTCAGGGAAATAATCCAAAACCAACTCCAATTCCAGTAAATCCAGCTGCATTGCCTTCGGATACCAGAGCAGAGTTACTAAGACAAACAGACACTCCTGCTGCAAGAAGAAGAGGAACAAATCTTCCTCCAAGACAAACAATGAATCCTGGATTTAGTCCAATTGGTGAGTTTTAAGTTATTATAATAAACAAAAAAGACCCCCCGAAAGGGGGGTTTTCTTTTTTATAAATAAAATTGGAGATCTGATATGCCAAATAAATTAATTCCTGAATATGTAGAACAATATAAGAGACAATTAGTTGAAGATAGAACATTATCTTCATGGGCAAGAAAAAATTATCCTGCATTTGGAGCAGCTGCAGGTACACTAGTGGGTGGACCCATGGGTGGTGCTGCTGGATATGGACTTGGAAAAGTTATGCAATCTGACGCAGCAAAAACCGCTATTGGTGGAGGACTAGGCGGGATAGGTGGAACTGACGCAGCAAAAACCGCTATTGGTGGAGCAGTGGGTGGAGCTCCCACATCAAAAGCAGCAGGAACTGCGGTAGGAACTGCGGTAGGAACTGCCGTTGGTGGACCTGTAGGTGGAGTTGTTGGTGGTCTTGCAGGAGGATCCTTATCAGATTTCTCAATAGAAGATATAAAAAGAGGAATTTCAAAAGTTTTTGGTGGTACAAAGAAACCATCAGGAAGAATGGGATCTGTTGCAAGATTTGTTGAACGAACTCCAAGTGCTGCTACTCAATATGGAAGAAGAATGCAATATGGCATAGGAATGGAAGAACCAAGATCACAATACGATCTGGACAGAATAGCAATGGCAGATAAAGACATTGCCGCTGCGGAAGCAGAAGCAGGAGGCAATCTTGGATATCAGTCAAGAGCACAACAATTAGCAGGAAGAGTTCAAAGAGGATATAGCGGAACTCTTGGTGCTAATCTACAAAGAGATGAAAAGCATGGAGAATTTGCAGGAAAACTTTTCACTCCAGTTGGTGCATTTGAAAGAGAACTTGCAAAATCAAAGGCAAATACAGCACAAATGAGAAGAGAGATGGAAACTGGAGTTTCAGATAAATTATCAGATTTAGAAATTGTTAGAGGCAGTGGACAATTTGGAAGTCCAGAAGAAACTAGACAAGCAAGACTAAATGCCTCTAGTAGATTGATGGACAAGATCAAGCGAGAAGCAGAAGAGAAAAAGAAAAAAGAAATTCAAGCAGGAATGTAAAGAAAACAACCCCCGAAAGGGGGTTGTTTCTTATTAACTTATTTTTGCAATATTTGTTTACAGAAATCCAACAAGAAATTACTGTAAATAGTTTTTACCTTTTCTTTCATTTCAGGTGAAGTCCAATATTTATCGGATTCTGCTGGTTCACCCTTTCCATTCAAAAATTGTTTATTGAAATGATTTCTGCACAATATTTGTTCTTCTCTTCTAGCCAGATTTGATCTATCTGCCAGTGGACTTGTAACAATGTAAACTCTCCAGCTTCCACCAAACCAAATTATAAACCCATCACCACCATTAACTAAAAATGGATATATTGTATCTTTAAGCAATTCATCAAAAGGGATTGTTTCAAATCCTTTTACTTTAGAATTTGCTCCATTTATATCTGCTACAAATTCTTTAAATAAGATTGGGCTTATCCAAGCTAATTTTTCTTTTTCATTTGCTGAATCAAATCTATTAAGTAGTTCAATTGATATCTTTGTTTTAGTTGGATCTATTTTATCAAGATTTGATGCATCTTTATCAGCAACATCATGTTGATACAATACAGCAGAAACCATATCAGAAGCCTCTGCTACATCTTTATAACTTTCGTATAAAGCTTCTTTGAATTCTTGTAATTGTTTTTCACTTGCATCATATACTCTTATTTGTTTTGTGCAAGTTTCGTGGCTGATAATATCTCCACCGTCTACACACATCCATATAGGAAGATTTGGTGTTCCATAATATCCCCATCTTTTATCTGGATATTGTTTCTTTAAATGATTTATTGCATCTACCATGTTTTTAGAAACATTTTCATGATTTACTACAGTTCCATTTGGATGTTTCTTATTGTATTCATTACCAGTCATTAAAACCCAAGTATGGGGTTCTTCAAAATCTAAAAATACAGTTTTAGCAGTAGCAAATGGTGCTCCACCGTCAACATATCCTGGTTGATCTACAAAATTCATAATTTGTTTAACATCAACAGTTCCATCTGTTGATTCGCGATCATTTACATCAAATTGGTAAAGAATAGAATATTGTTCAACTCCCAACTCTTCAAATTTTGGAAGAAAACTTGGATCTGGAATATCGTCTATGTATAGTTTTATTTTCATATTTTTTCCTTATGAGCATCCTGATGTTGTTACATTTAATTGCCTTACATTAGGTTCAATTAAATATGGCTGATTTCTCTCTGAATTTCCATAGTCTACCATTCCAGCAACACACACATTTTTTATAAACACATTTTTTATATTTAAAGATTTATCAGCATCAGTTGCATGTCTTTTCCATCTAATTGGCTGATCTTTAAATTTTATATTTTCCATAAGTAAATGATTTGCATCAATCATCCACCACGATCCAGCAACAGAATTTCTATCTTGTGATACATCCCAATTAACAAAAGCTGTATTATCATATTGCTGTGTTCCAGTTGTGGCACTACAATTCATCTGGAAACCTTGCATCCAGAAATTTCTTGCAGTTATATTAAAAAAGATGTTATTTTCTCTTCTAATAGGACTTCCAGCATTAGCGAAGAAATGTACCAAATCTGCATGGTCATCACCTATTCTAACATATTCATCTATAAATGCATTTATATGTAATCCAGTGTTAGCAAGAGGGGTATCTCCAGGTCTTATTAATTTAGAGTTTATAGAAATATTAGCACTTCTCATTGTGCCTCTTGTATTATACATTTCACAATTTATATAATAAGCTCCAGCGAAACCAGAACTGAATTCGCTCCCATATACAGGGTCTTTTAAATTTCCGTTATCATCATATGCTTCATAAGTGGCATAACAATTTTGTACCGATATTATTGAATCTAAATTTCCACTTCTTATTTGTGTTGATGTAGTTATATCATTATTATAAAAAGTTATATTTTTTACTTCTACTAATTTAGTTCCATAATTACCAACTCCAATCAATTTTACTTGCTCTCTAGTTAAGTTTGGTGCTGGTTGTATTGTTATAAAACGACTAATAGTTGTTGGATTTGGATAAGAATACGATCCAACCCCATTTTGATGATTGCCTTCCATTAAATATATTTTAGCACCATCACATATTCCATTTTGTAGTGTTCTAACTTGTCTTAGTGCTTTACCTATGGATTGATATGGTGATGTTTCTGATCCATTTCCTGTAGAATCATTACCATTTGGTGAAACATACATTACAATATTTGGAAGAGTTCCTTTAGAATTTAAATTTAAAAATAAAGAATGATTTCCATCTTTATATTTTAGATAATTCACTCCACCAACTCTAATATCAGATAATGATCCTTGAAGAACTCTTGGCATACCTATGTTTGGATATACAATCGCTCTTACTTCAATTAAACCATCTTGAGTGTCAAATGGATTTACAGAAATAAAATATTCCTCCACATTATTTGAGGAATTTAATTTTGGTTGATAAACGGATTTCCATGCTCCACCATTTACAGAAAAATCAACCTTTTGTATACCACAGATATGAAAAGCAACTACACCTATTGTAAAATCAGTATTATATTCTGTAAATGGAACATTTGTCCATCTTGCAATAGCTTGGGCATCATATCCCCATTCACCTGGAGAACCGTTATTATTTGGTTGTGGCGTATTTTCTAAAAAACCATTGCCTATATCAGTTCTTTCTTCTTGCCCTAGAAATATAGCTAAATCAGCAGCATTGACTGTACCGTCTCCATTTAAATCATATTGTGGATTATTAGAATCCCATGAATTTAAAAGTTCAGCCAATTTTTCAGCATCAGATTGTTCATTATTTGGTAAATTTGCCATTCCAATCAACATCGCAAAGAGAAGTATAAACTTCTTCAATGAGATCTCCTTTTCAATATTTATAAAGAAACAACCCCCGCTTCCAGGGGTTGTCGGACCTGAGATGCTATCTCAAGTGGGGTTATATTATGTAGTCAGATCTACAAGTTCGCATTTGTCGCCACTACATGCGAATGTCTGAGTTCCAACAGTCTTGTCTTCTTTCTCATAATTTCTTAGCAAAGTCCAATCAACATTTTTTGGCATTTGTTGAAGTGCCTTTTCATATTCTTCCTTAGAACAATCTTGATATGGTGCTTGACGATATGAGTGATCAGAATGAGGTAGGAATGAAATGCCTGAGATTTCATCAAAGTGTTTGTATACAAATGCTCCGACTTCCATCCATTCATGTTCCTTTACAGTGACAGTAATTGATGGTTTATGTTCGCACCAATAACGCTGATAAGTCAACCACAATTCTAGATGTTCGATTGCTGTAAGATCATTTCGTGTTACTGAACCTTCTGCCTTCATTGGGAAAGAAAAAACCATGGTGTGGTCTGGTTTCATAACACAAGGTTCCGCAGGGAATCCCATATCAATCATCATTTGACAAAGAGGATCTTTACGATCTGCACGAACTGTGCGAATGTAGTATTCATTGTGACGAGCATGAATACCAGATGCAGCATCTGTCAATTGAGATACGGTGCCACTTGGTTTAATACAGGTGATTGCTGCTGCTGGATTGATTCCAATGATACTCGCCCACTCTTTATTAACTTCAACTGACAATTCTTTTAGATTTGTAAGAGTATTTGGAATATCCTGTGTGCTTCTCATCATCTTGTTATCAAGAATTCCAGTTAACGAAACACCCAATAGTGCTTCTTCAGTGCAATTCTTCTTCCACTCGGATGAGAGATATGGAAAATGAGTCAATGATGCTTGCCATGTTCCTAGAATTGTAGCAAGTCTTACCTTACGACGAAGAGATTCTAAAGTATCATCCGGTCGAACTACAACTTCTGTAAGATTGCAAAATTGACGGTCGCGTAGAATAATTTCACTACAAGGATTTGTACCAAACTCATAAGATGCATCACGACGATCACCAAGTTTAGATACAGTTCTTCTACAAGCATCGCGGTTGAAAATACCACGCTCTCCACTCTTTGACTTGTAGAGTGAAACCCATTCGTCCATGAATACGCCTATTTCTGGTTTTTCCTTGTACGCGACCGAGTTGTTCGCGAGCGCGCGCTGTGGGTTTTCGTTCCACCATGCTCCAGACTTGGCATCTCGCATTCTTTCATCTGTGAGATTGGATAGGCTAATAAGAGCAGATCTACGGACTCCTCCCACCACGACAATTTCTGCAATCTTACAGACAATATCGTGGCACTCAATTGATGTAAGCTTTCTCCCTGCCGCTCTCTTAAAAGTATCAATGGTGAATTTGAAAAGATCTTCGAGAGGTCTTGGTCCGCTTGCTCTCCCACCGAAAGTCTTGAGGCGAGCCCCAGCAGGACGAACTTTTGACAAATCCCACTTTGGAACCTGACCTCCAATAAGTAGGGACACAAGTTCTTTGTAAGCCTTAGCCCAACCAGCTTTGCTATCTTCAACAATGATCGTGGTGTCGCTAGGACTAAAGTTTTCAGCGATTGTAGGAAGTTTTTCAACATATTGTCTCTCCACAGAGAATCCTACACCCGTTCCACACATGAGAATGTATAGGATTTCATCAAATGCTCTTACGCGGTTAATTGCAACATAAGAGCAATTATATCCTGCTGTATTATCTCTCTTCAATGCATCCCCGGCCGTCATGAGTGATCGCATGGAAGGCATAATCTCTAGATTCAAAACTGCATCTTTCAATTCCTGACGCAATTCTGGTTGCAAACTATAATTCAATTGTGTTAGATGTTCATCGAAGAATTTAAAATAACGCTCCACGGTTTCTTCCCATGTCTCACGACGCTTTTCTTTCTCAATCCAGCGAGCGTATCTGGATGTGTGTATAAATTTTTGATAATCAGATGGTAAATCTTTCATATAACTCCTTTGGTCGGTATCTTATGTATTCGCTGTCAGTAGACTCCAAGATTCATAAAACAAAGGTTCAATTATTTCTCCAATTGCCTTTGCATATTCTTGAACTTCCCATTGTGCATGAGGATCTGTTCTTTGTTTGTATACTCTTGCATAGGCAGAAAGAGAACCAGTCCACCACCACTCGGTATATACACCTTGTGGTAAAATAAATCTTGCTTGCTCTGGTGCAACTCCTGCTTCTAGAAGTTGGTCATAAACTTCAATCGCTTGTTTTGCATTTTCACGATAGATTCTGTCAACATGTTCCTTTGCTCTAGGATCTGTGATGAAATCTTCAGATCCTTGCTTTGCACCATTTGTTGGTTTGCTACGAAAAAATGGATAATAAAGATCTGGTTCATATGAAACATATCTTCGTGAAATTTCATTTTCAACGAACCCAACCTTGTGTTTAAAAAGTTGCGTTCGAATCGAAATTGGTGCTTTAATTCTCAAAGTTATTGAGGTATGTGCAAATGGAGTCCAGTGTTGGTGTTTTGCAAGATACTGAATTAACTTTGAATCTTTTGCTGAGAGATGACCGACACCATCATCAACTTCTTCCCAACTGCTTTCTTTATTAAACGAAACTCTTGCTGCGTTTACAATTGATAAGTCTGATCCCATATGATCAACATATTCAACAAACCCCGCATCAAGAACATTCTTTCTGTTGTTCATTTAAACTCCTTCAAAAAATCACTAGTATCACCAAGATTCTTCTTTATTTGTTCAATTGCAAATTCAATAAACTTTGGATCATCTTTGATGTGCTTGCAAATATTTACAAAGTTGCTCCAATCCGTTGTATCAAAATTTTCATATGACAAACTGCGGGCATGATGAATAAAATTTGCAAGATAATTCTTCATTCCAAGAAGATCATCCTTTTGAGTCTTCTTCTTTTTCATCCAAATTTCTTTTGCTTCATCCTCATTTCCAACCTTGTTAACTAGACGATTAAAACTAGACTCAGTCTTAACAAGAGTCCTGAGAAGTTCATCTAAGAACTTTTTATTATCTTCATGCCAATAGTCGAAAACAATTCCATTGTCATTCTTTGCATATGTCTTGGCATAATCAACTGCTCTGTAAAACAGATCACGATCTGTTTCGCGAATATATTCACTAAACTTAAAATGAAATTCTACCATGCTGGTAAGAAGTAAAAAATCTTTTTCTGAAATCTTCATTGGCATTTTCTCCATGAATTAAATGCTAAAAGTGCAGAAGCATTTTGATGTGTGTTATTACCTATTATAACAAGTGGATCCAGATCATTCAATACCATATCATTTATATCCTTTTCTTTTATATGATCTGGATAAATGCATATTTTTTCGCCGCGGTCGATGAGTTCTCTATAAATTTTCACTATCTCTTTATTTCTTGGTTCATTGTCCAATACGAAAATCAAATCTTGAGTTGGAAATGTCTTTCTAATTTCTAAAAAATTTCCTGAACCAAGACAAGCAATTGTATTGGGTAGGAAGAGACTGTCGATTGGACCCTCCACAACAAAGATACGCTTGCTCAAATTAATAGTGTTCAGTCCATATATCAGTCTTGTTTTTTCATTTCTTTTCAGAGTTATATACTTTGGTTTTATATTTTCCAAAGTTCTACCCTGAGCACCTACAAGTTGATTATGCTCATCGTAAATTGGAATTATTATTCTTTCGTCTTCAATTAAAGAATAATCTGAATTTATATTTTTTGCATATGTACCAAATGTTTTGGTGTATTTAAATTTATCCCAGTGCTGCTTTGGTATTTTTCTAGACTGTAGAAAATGAATTGCCTTATGTGTCTCTTCTAGATCAGAAATAAATTCTGACGAATCAACAATCATACTAGTGATATTTTGTTTTTCTTCTACCACTATAGATTCATATTTTGGTCTTTCATTTTTCTCCATGAACTTCTCAAGAGAGTATTGTTTGAAAAGAACAGGAGAAACTATTTCCAAAAATTTGTAGATGTTGTGTGATGCACCACAATTATGACATTTGAAAAAGTAAGTATTTTCTGATTGGAAAAAATAACCTCTCGCTTTATTTTTGTTTACTTCAGAATCTCCACAAATTGGACATCTACAATTTGCAAGATTAATCTTCTTCCATTTGAATTTTTGAAGCGAAGAAGAAACCAGATTAATATACTTTTGATCAAGATAAAGACTCATCAGAAATTCCAATTTTCAAACTTAGAGTTTTTATTTTCCTTTGGTTGTTGCTTTGGTTGCGAAGCGGGAATCAAAAGCGCATCATCTTTCTTGATATCAAACACTTTCATCTTCGCACGATTAATTCCAAGAATAAACTTTCTATTCACTGCGGTATCGTTATATCTATTCTTGAGTTGCTTTACCATGATTTGATTCATCTCTGCTAATTCTTCGGTAGAGATTAATGCAAACATGAAATCAGCAGTAGCAGGAAGACCAAACGACTCAGATGTGTCTTCCAATCCCACATCAGAGTTTGAATATCCGGATCTTGTAGTTTGTGTTGCACTGAAAATTGGTACATTATATTCAACCGCTAGTCCACGAAGTTCTTCAGCAATAGACTTAATGTAAGTATAACTGTTTATGTTATTTCCATTCTTCAAACGAGCAGATGCACAGATATTCAAATAATCGATGAAGATAACATCTGGTTTAAACTTTCTCTTTAACCAAAGTTCGTCAAGCAGGAATCTAAAGTGATTTACATTTGCTGTTGCAGTAGGATATTCTTTAATGATAAGTTTTCCAGTTACACCAGCACTCAGATTTTGCATTCTCTTTTCATAAACTGTCTTTGGAAGTTCCTTCAGGTTATCAAGAGTGATGTCCAATAGATTTGCATCTATTCTTTCAGCAATTCTTTCTTCTGCCATCTCACAAGTAATATACAAAACATTTGAATTCTGTTTCAGACAATTCGCGGCATGGTGGCAAAGAAATAGTGACTTACCAACACCAGTTCCTGCCATGACGATATTGAGTGTCTTAGCAGGAGTTCCACCATTTGTGATTTGATTAAAGAAGTCCAAGTCAAATGGAACTTTCTTTTCAACTGTATGATAAAATTCGTAACGCTGTTCATAATCTTCAATGTAATCATGTCCGATATGTACATCAAAGGAAACAGCAAGTGCTTTTGATAAAATATCAGGGATTGCTCCTTGACTATTTTGAGATTTTCCATCAATGATGGAAATAGATTCCATAATTGCATTATAAACTGCCTTTTCTTTGCAGAATGTTTCTGTCTCTGCAAATAACCATTCCATATCACACGATTCCTTATTGTTTGAAATTTCCTCAACAATATTGGAAACGCGCTTTAGTTCATCCTGTGTGATTGATTTGTTCTTATCAAGAATAATATACAGTGCCTCTTTTGTAGGCAAGTTATTATACTTCAAGATAAAATCATGAATGCTCTCAAAAACAAATCTTACAGACCTGTCATGAAAATACTCCCTCTTTAGGAAGGGAGTAACTTTTCGTGAGTATGGTTCATTTTTGAGAAGACTGTGTAGTATTAGTTTTTCAATATCCGTCATTCTTCATCCTCAGTTTTGGTTTCTCCACCATAACTGAACTTATTATACACTGCCTTATCAATCTGGTCAAGTATATCTTTTGTGAAATACTTTTCTGGGTTGTCATAAATTGTTTTTTCAAAAACCTTTGACCCATCCGGTAATTCAATACGAGTAGAATTCTTCTTGAATATTCCTGCCTCTACAGCAATATCGACAAGACCATAATATGGATCAATACCCGTATCATAATTCAGACGAATATCGACCATGCTATTTTCTTTTGTAAATCTACCCTTGTAAAGTTTAGCATGAATAATATTTCCAACAACTTCACCATCTGAATTCTTATCCTTCTTCTTTGAAAGATAAACAATTGTAGACGCTGCGTATTTAAGACCAGTACCACCACCCATTTCAGACATTGGAACATATGCACCAACAACTTGATATGTGTGATTGGTCATGATCATTGGAATTTTTGCCACACCAAGTTTAACAGTAAGAACACGGAATGTTGACTTAACAATCTGTGCGCGAGTCATGTCGCGTGTTTCCTTGCCTTCAGCAGTGTCATTCATCTCCTTTGATGTTGACAACATGCCAAGAGAATCAAGAACAATCATTGTTGGTTTGCGACTCTCTTGTGGAAGTTCGAGTACCTTGTCAACGATTGTAATTGCTTGGTGTCTGAATTCCTCAATAGTTGCAACAGGAAAAACTGCAACACGCTTTGGATCAATACCTCGACTCTTGAACATTTCAGAAGTAACTGCTTGTTCTGAATCAAAGTAAAGAACTACTGCTTCTGGATTATCTCGCAAAAACTTTGAAACAATACCTAGTGTAAAATAGGTCTTACCTGTAGATGATTCTCCTGCAAGTGCTAGAATCTTATTGTTTGGAAGACCTGAATAAATGCTCGCACTGAGAAGTCCATTGAAAAGATAACAACCAGTGTCAACAAATCCTGCAACATCACTGCCATCTAATCCTTCAGAAACGAGAGAAGCATATTTGTTTCCTGAAGATTTAACCATAGAAGATAAAAAATCACTCATAATATTTCCTTTACCCAAATAGGGATTCTAATGTATTTTTCTTTTCAGTAGACCATCCTATAGTATCTAGGATTGTAGTCAATGGATCTATAAAAGATTTTTCAAATTGCATTTTGTAATCAATAAATTCATGCAATCCAAATTCTTTTGGTAAAATATTTGGAAAAGAAATAATTTGATCTTCACCACGAATACCACCAAGTGGATTTGGTTTCTTCAAATGAAGATACTTGATCTTATCTCCTTCAATTATTTTTTTGTACTTTTTATTAATTTTATATTTTTCGATATAGTGGTTGTAAATCAAAGAACCTTTTACAGCAATTGGTGTCGATTTCTTATAGATTGTAGCACGATCAGCATACTTATCCATACCATTTACACTACGAGGAAATGCAATTTCTTCTGGACTTAACGAAAAGAATTGCTTTTTACATTTTTCAACAAAAGTAACCATATCACTCTCATTGCCATTCATTGTAATATGAATGGCGTCCTTGAGATATTTTCTAATACATTCTGGTGTTGAACTACGAGTAGTTTCAATTCCCATAATCTTAAGTTTTGGTTCTGCATATCGAACACCTTCAGAGTCCCAAACATTAAGCATGTATCTTTTCTTTGCAGTCCAAATTCCCTTGTCTGCAATAACTTCTCGACCCATCTGCATCTTATTTTCGTAAGCATTCATAATTGAGGCAAGTTCTTTGAACTTTTTGTCTATGAATGGCAATATTGCATCAATAGAAGACTTATCAATAAAATTTACAATCTTGGTTTTATCGCTTGTATTTGGCATTACCTTTTGCACAAGCGGTCCAAGATTCAAATAAACAGAATCTGTATCAGATGCGATCACATAATCGATATCTTTAGTTCCGACAATCTTGTTTAAATAATTATTTAGTTCCTGACCAATCCACTGAATAGACAACTGACCCGACAGAGTGATTGCCTCTGCGAGTTCAGTTGAATAATATCTAAAATATTCGTTTCCAATTGCCCCGTAAGCAGAATTCAATTGAATTTTGCGAACCAATTGAAAGTTGTGGTATTTGGAAATTTCTAATTCATATTGTTTACGGAGAGATAGCAATTCTTCCGTAGATAATTTTGAATAATTCATAAGTCACATTGTATCAAAAATCAATGAAGAGTCAAGAGGTACTTTGTTGTATTGATTGTTGCAAGCATCTCATCACGAATATTTAAAAGATCAGAGTCTTTATCTTCAGACAAACTCTGTGGTAATTCATTGAGCAAAAAGTTTTCAAAATACTTCAAAACAGGCATTGGATGTGCAGCTTCATATCCAAGTAATTCAATTGTTCTATTTTGTTCAGTATCCTTACCATACTTGCCCATGTAAGTTTCAACAAAAGAGTCAATTAGTGGATCTAGTGCTTCGTATGCTTTTCCAAGTGCTTTATGTTCAGCAAAGGAAGGTGTTTGCCAGTGATGAATTCTTAATTGGTTCTGAAGTGTCAAAAACTTTTCAATATGTGCCATAGATCTCTCCTATAGCATTATTTATAATTTGCATATTGTATGAATATTTATTAATTCGAAATATTAAATGTATCAAGTGTTTGTACAGGTGATACTAGATTTTCAACTGCCACATCGAAATTAATAGTACCCAATTCTGGTGTTTGCATAGAAAATTTTAATTGATCCCCGTTATCAAATGTTCCCGGAATTGACCATGTTGTTGAACCACTATTCATACGAAGATTTCCTATATCAACATCATTTTTGTACGCTCGTATAGTGCCACTATCTCTAGTTCCAGAAAAACTGAGTCTCAAACTCAATGGTCCTTCTGTAGTTATTATGGTTCTATTGGTATTGAAAGTATTAACAATTATATCTACAATCACAATATCATCGAATAGCGCACTAAGAGATGTCGATGGTCCAGCTGGTGTGGATGTTCTCCGACGACCACCACCACTCGCATCTGCGCTAAATGAAGCGGAAGAGATCATAATATTTAATGTCTGTTCGTTGATTGCGACTCCAGTATTAATATCTTCCCAAAGATTTTTTTGATTCTTTTTAAAAACTCTACCATCTATGAGTTGAACCATGTTACCAATTGGTTTAAAAGTATTATACATGCGTGCTCCATTTTCCATCAAGTATTATACCATGCTCAGTAATATCGTTTTCTGTAAACTTTAAAACGGAATAACACTGACTTAATTTCATCTTTTGTCTAATACTATTTAGTTCATCACATTCTTCTACCGCCTTTGTTTTCTTCTTAAAAATAAGAATACCCTTACGGGGTTCTCCCGAAGGGTCTTTGATATTATCCATTACAAAATTTTTAGTTCCTGTTACGATTCCGTACATTAAAACCATCCCTTTTTCTTCTCAGGACAATTGAAGACGATACAAGAAGGTCGAGTCCATTCGTAGCGCATTGCCCCATAGTAGTCTAGAACCACTACACGACACACATACATTGGCATGACAATTGTTCCACTCTCCCATTGCTTTTTAAAGAGATCAGACAACTTACTGATTTCTTCCTCGTCATCGCCCGTGTATTCAGAGTCGATATGGATCAGGAACTTCAGGTTGCTCATTTCTTGTTTCTTTTGTGCTTCAGTCATACCACTATCCATCCCTTCTCTTTGGTCAGGTACTTGAACAGTTCTCTTCCTACTGGGCGACTCATCGTTCTGAACTCACCTCTCCTCAATGTGATCTGTGGAAACTTCATCACATATTCATCATCTCCGTATCCTGGGATGATTGTGACTCCAACCATATCGGTATCAACAGCATCAGACCAACAGAAATGGACTTCGTCAAGGGATGGGAGATGTCTCACAACACACGACTTTTCCCAATTCAATTCCAACGGAGATGTATCTGGAATGTATGGATCACCATAGCGTTTCATTCTTGTTCTCCCTCAGTTGCCTATTCTCTTCCCGAAGTCGCTCAATGGTTTTGAGATCTTCCTCTGAACTAGCCTTTAGGAACTCCTTGAAGTCCTTGACCGATTGTGGAAATCCTTCTCCCGAATAATTCTTGTAGCAATCCCAACCACGGGAGATGGCATAGTCACCCGCAAGGAACCCCGTCAGGTGGTGGAAACCACAGACCTCACGCCGTGCTTCGTCCCGTTCCTTCTCAAGTTCACGGCACTTCTGCGCTAGCAGATTGTTCTCATACCTTGCATTCTCAAGTTCCTCCGTCAGTCTAAATCTCTCCGACATGGCAGAGTATGGCTCCCTGCCACGGAGTCGGTCTAGGTTTTCTCCTGCGAGTAGATCGGGGTCTTCTTCAGTCATCGGCGTGTCTCCTGTGTTGGTTGTGGTGATTACTTTGACCTGTGGTGGGTGGTTGGGAGCCGTATACGGCGGGATGTATTGCCACAGTTCCTCAATGCGCTTATCGGTGGGGTCGGGCATTAGATTCTCTCCAAAATGATGATTCCCCATAAAAGGATGTTTGCTATTAGTAGATACAGAAGTAGAGCCTCTATAGTATACGCAAGATTGTCATCCTTGTCAATCATTGTTGTTTTCCTTGAAGCAGTCCCAGCCGCGTCGGGTGGCATGGTCTTGTGCGGTTCCGTTCTTGGGGTCTTCCATTATCTGTAGCATCTTGCGAACAGAAAGCATACGAAGTTGCAAAACCTCCATCTGATCCTTAATGGCATCCATCTCAGTAGAGAGTTCCCAAACAAAGTCAGAAATCTTAGTGATTGTCTCGGTATCAGTCTTGATGGTTTTATTTTTAGTCATTGGTGTTCTCCTTGACAATCGTGGAAGCGGTATTCAGCAACTCCAACTCTGCCGTCACAGCAGCGTTCAACTCGGCAGAAGTGTAGATGGCATCAATCCAATCATCTTGCTGCCCGATGTTCATTCCTGCATCGGCATTCATCTTTGCCCAACGAACAGCGTCAACGCTGACATGGTTGCTGAACGAGATGTTGGGAACGGACGAATCGTTGCCCTGACCAAAGATGTCGCCATCGTTGGTTCCGATGCTGTTCTGCGTGTGAGAGAAGGTGTTGGTGTTGGGATTGTACGCAAAGGTTGCAATCACCTTTGCCGTGAT